TAAATCCAATCTGTAGGTAATAATTTAGCATCTATAATTGATTTAGCTAAGTCTACTTTTTGTGTTAATAATGCTATTTTTTCTTGATCATAGATAATAGATGGTGTTGTTAAATCTAATTCATAATTAGTTTATTCTTCACCTGTATAACCTTGTGAATATAAATGCACTAATGCAATCTTATATAATTCAGATAATGCAATACGCTGAATACGCTCAACTGTACGAGCAAATCTAATATCTTCAGCTGCTAATGTTGCTTTACCACTTAAATCTTTATCATAACCCATAAATGCTTTAGGCACTTTAAGAGCAGCAAATAATTTATCACGTAAGTATGTAACGTCTTGAATACCATCATATTGTAAACCTGGTTGGGTTTCAATTTTGGTTGTAGTATCATTTCCACGAATTGGAATGTAAAAATCTTCCAATAAGTTTTGCATGTTATATTTTAAGTTATACTCACCTGTTTGATTATCCATTAACGGAGTACGCTTCATAGTAGAAATAGTTTTCTGCATGAAGTTTTCTACTTCATTTGGAGGAATAGAACCAACATTAATATAGAAAGTACGACGGTCTGGAGAACGAGAAATTCTATGAATTAACATAGCATCTTCCATTAATGTGTATTGTTTAAAAATACGACGAGCTGGTTCTAAATATGAACGACCATAAGGTAAATAGTTAACATCTGTTAACAATCTAAAGTGAGCCATTTCATAGTTATCAAAATAGATACCGGGTTGATTGTCATTAAATGAGCCTAAAGTAGGAGTACCATAATAACCTGATCCACCAGCATAAATACCTTCAGGTGAATATCTAAATCTTACAGCATTTGGATGTTCTTTATCATAATTTTCTTGTCTTTCAATGTGATATGCTGTATAAGGAATAACATTATAAACACCATATTTTTCCGCAATTTCCATTTTAAGGAAAAAGTCACCATATTTACACATTTGGCGAATCCAAGACCAAAGATTAAATTCAATGTTTAATACATCATAAAATAAATTATAAAGGATTTGTTGTACATCTTCATTATTTGATTTAATTTGAAGTACCTCCCCCATATCATTTTTTAATGTACATTCATCTGAGATAATATCAAGGGCAGAAGCAATAATAGCATCATAATCCATATTATCATAGTCTGAATAGACCATGGTTCTTAGGTATTGCCAGTTAATATTAATTTGGGAACCTAAAAGTGAAGTTGATGATGGAGAATAAAGACGATTGTATCTATCCATTAATGAATTAGTAGCTATATCCCCCGATTGTTGGATAGAATCTACATCCATTACTTTTAATTCGTTTCCACCTACGTTTCGTACAATAACATCCGTTGAAAACAGTCGTTGTAATCGGGTGAATAAGCTAGTATCTGCCATTATTATTTAATTCGTTTATATATAAATATTACAATAACCATTTAATGTCCTCAAATCCATTATCTGTTTTAATAACATATGGATTTTTTGGAGCATTTGGATTGTAAGCACCAACATACGTACTCTTACTCATATTACCAAGCGTAGCTCGAGTCATATCATGAGATTGTTGCTGGAATTTTAAAGATGTATCTCTTAGGAACATTCCTATACCAAAACTCATTACTAAATCATCATTGTATCCTGATTGGGCTTCGGGTCTACCATTTTTCCAAACAAATACTTTCATTTCTTCCAACAAACGTTTTGAACGAATTGTTACAGAACGATCACCAACATACTCCCTAAATTTATTTACAACTAATGGTCTTGTTCTTAAAGACATTGTAAATCCAGGAGTCATATCAGAATTACCTTCAAATACTCTTAAATATGATTCGGCTGTTAATTGATCTGATTTTGGGGAATGATAAAGATTACGATAATTTCTTTCAATAATAGCATCTAATGTTGCCCAACCAATTGAGGCATTTTCAACTACTAACATTGCATTATTATATTCGGAAGCTAAACCTACTAAGAAATAACCATACTCTTTAGGTGGAAGCTGTCCTTTGTATTCAGCAACTTGTGTATTAGTTGCTATATCAATTACATGACAAGCGGAAGAGTCTTTACCATCACCTCTGGCTACGTCTGCTACTATCATGTATTCTCTACTATAATCTGCAGGTTCCCATATCCATAAATTTTGGTCAGCTCCTCTTCGCTCTAATGGTTCTTTAATTGTTGTTTCTTTTATAAATTCTACCCATTCAGGATAAAATACTACATCACCTGATGTACTAAAATCGCAGTCACATTCTTGGGCTGCTAATCTAGGATCACCTAATAATTCATCTTGACGTTTTCTCCAAGCTTCATCTCGTTCGGGGTGTACATACCAAGGTAATTTGATAGGTAAAAAGTCGTTCTCTGCTGATTCAGCTGATACCCAAGTTTTATGAAACCAGTTACCAGTACCATAAGGAGTTGACAATACAATAGCACCACCACCAGTTGCTAATGTTTGTTGAGCTGAAGCCCAAATTTCACCAATTTGTTCAATGAAAGCTGCCTCATCGACAATCAATAAAGATACTGCTTCTGATCGACCAGCATCACTACTTGCTGAAGTGGCTTTAATTTGAGATCCATTTGATAATCGTAGTGATAATTTATTATTTTCTTCAGCACCTATTTTTAACCATGAAGGTAAATTATCAAACATAAACTTAACTTTCGTAACCATGTTACGAGCAGTTTCCTGTTTAGTTGCGATACAAAGTACGTTTTTATCTTTATGAAATAACATTAACCATAAAGAATAACCTGCGGCTAATGTTGATATACCTAACTGACGAGATTTTAATACAACAGAATAAGGGTTATCTCTAAATAAACGTAATGTTTTTTCTTGGAAAGGGTATAAATTAAAAAGTACTCTACCTCTTTGTGGGTGTTGGATATGACAGTATTTTTTCATAAAGTGAGCAGGATCTTGTGCACACTTTAGATATTCTTCTCTTATTATCTGTCTTAAATCGGGTTGTTGACTCATTTACCTATTTTCCAATAGATACGGCCTGAGAGAACTGGTTGTAAGTTTTGGTTAATACCGACACCCAAGCCATATGCTTGTTTCTTTTTATTTTTATATATTAACTCGGCACCAACATAATTAAGTTGATTTGCATTTCCTGAGACTCCTAAACCATAATATAACTCACGTTTGTTTTCATAAACAATATCTGTGATGGTAATGGTTTTAACAGGAATATTTATTTTTTGTAGATAACTACGGGATTCTATTTTATTTTTAGAAATAATATCATTTACTACTACATAACCTAAAGTATCTAAAGATAAAGTATCAGAATATTTGTATTGAGCATAATACTCAAACAAAATTGCAGCTGTATCTGTAGGAATAAGGTATGGGATATATTTGGGGACTTCTTTTTCTTTCCATCTTGGAACATAAACAGGTACTTCTTTTTCTACAGTAACGTACTCTATTTTAGTTTCAATTTTTGGTTTAGGTGATTTTGGAGTAGAAGTTTTACTTCCAGAACAGTTTCTCATCAATAAAATTATAATCACTAAGATTACAATCAATATTGATTGAATATTATTAAAAACCTTTTTAAAATTCATATTATTAGTCTTCGTCATCCATTGAAGGATTAATCATAGCTTCTAATTCTTTTTTAAGCTTAGTTAAACCCTTTAATTGATCAACATATTTCTGTTTTTCAATACCTTCAGCTGATTTATATTGATTCAGTACGGATTTCATTTGTTTAACTACATCTGTGTATTTAGATTGTAGTTTAGCAATAGAAGCATTAGCAGCAATATCTTTAGCGGTTGGTTCATCTTCAAATTCTTCATTTTCTAATGTTACACTACCACCAGCTTTTAAAGTATTGATAGGAGTTACTTTATCTTTTGAAGCAGCAAATTTAGGATCTTTTTGAAGAGCTGCTACAGCTCCTGCACCTACATAAGTACCTTCTTCTACAGATAATTCTGCTACAATAAGTTCTTTAATATATTCTTTAGCTTCTGATTTTTTCATTGTAAAATATTTGATTATAAATATTACAAAGAAAGGGCAGATTTCACTTGTGCGACACGTTCTTCGGTAGAACCTTTAATACGTATTAGATTTTTAATTCTATGTTTATTAGAATCCAATTGGTGTTTAATAATAGAATCAATTGTTTCTCTATATTGTAAATCAGTTTCACGAACTCCATTATCTTCCATTTCTACTCCTTTAGGAGAAACATAAAATAAATAATCATATTCGTGAAGCATTGTTTTAGCAAATTCACAGAATTTTTCAGCATCATAATAATTCATTGATTGAGATGCCTTAGCAAACGCCATTACATCAATTACAGTACGATCGGTGATGATGTTTTCTTGCATTAATTCGCTTGCTCGTTCTGCTAAAAATACAGCTTGACCTTTAGTAGTTGAATCAGTGTTCAATGGAATACCTAATTCCATTAAATACTTTGAACGTTCTGTTCTAAATGTATAATTTTCAAATTCAGGTAATTCTTTCAACGCATTAACTAACGTTGTTTTACCTACTGACATTGTTCCGCAAAAACCTATTTTCATAATTGTGATGATCCTGGTAA